GTCCGGGCTCTTTCGCCAAGCGTTGCAAACGCAGAAATTGTTCGCTCGCGGCTTCCGCCGAGCCAGCGACGTTCATCAAAACGCCGCGATACGTGTCAAACTCTGCCGCCGATTTGATCGCCGCACCGGCAAGCAACGTCAATGGCAACGTCACAAACCCTGAAAGTTTTGCGCCGAAACTAATTGCGGTGTCGGCGGCTGCGTTTAGACCTTCTCCAATTTTGTCCGCGTTCCGCTTGGCTGCGAAAAGGGCTTGGTCAAATTGCTTGACCTTCTCGTCTTCGACATCGAAAGCCCACTTGGTTAGGAGTTCGCGGATTGTTGCCATGTCAATTTGATTGTAACGTGTCTGCTACTGCGGCTTCAATTTCTGCGCGAACATCTAAGGCTTCGTTGGCATCCATCAGGTCGTCCAGCGACCACTGTGTTTCGATTTCGGTCAGCGTGGCTTTGCCGGAAAGTACCACACGCCACACCGCCCACTCGGCGGCACCCTGATCAATTCCCTCTATTGCGGCTCTAATTTTTTCTGCGTTGCGGTCAAAACGCTTTTTGCGTTTGCGCCTGCGAAAAAATTACCGTAGTTCACCTCCAAGACGAACCGCAGGACGGAAAAGAGTTTGGGGTAATCGCCCATGAAAACCAGATCGAATTGCGGCATGACCTCGGAGCCATTGACACGTACGTCGGCAAGCATTCGTTTGACAAGTGACACTACCTCATTCTCATCAAATCGTGAAGCTAGCGCCTCTACGGCATCGCCCAACACAGTAGTGTTGAGCGCCTTGACATCCATGTCCAAAAAGCCACCCGTACCGCCTATACTGGCCGATGGCACTGCCGCCACGGCCTTGCCGATTGTAGGGCCAATGAGCTTGAACAATCGCGCCATGATCGCCAACCCCTCGGTCGCTACGAACTGCGTCACCATCCAAGTCTGGCCACCGATTTGTCGCTCTTCGCTACGTTTGCTCATTGTGGCCGCCTATTAGTTGCCACCGGGGAAAGTTTCAAGGATGCCGCATTCAAATAGCCAAGTCCGTGTTCCAGAGGCTTGTGCATACTCGGAGTCAGGGATTTTTTTACACCATGCCTCAGCACTAAAATGCAGCGATGCGCCAAGTAAATCTACAACCGCAACTGGTATCACTCCATCGTTATCCAATTCATCGGCTACGGCAAACCCGGCAAGTAGAAGATTGCTCTTGCTTGTTTGCTGCAATTCGATTTCAAATTCGCCGCGCTTGTCATTTATCCGTGACCGTGCAACCTCACCATCAGCCCCAACATCCATTACCCAAGCATCGCTTTGTCTCCTGACCGTAACCCGCATAAGACCACTCAATGGTACACCACCAGCGACAAAGATTACTTTCTTAAAATCGTATGTTTTGTTTTGTGTTGTTCCAGCCATGTTTGTATTCTCCTTAGACGTTTACGGTTCCTGTGATTTCGACCGCATGAATTGCACCGGCCAAAGTTGCTTTGAATCGAATGTTAGGTGCAAAACGATTTGCTCGGTCATTGACTGGGATGTCACGAACACGAGGATATGTGATCACCGGAGCAGGATCGCCAAGCAAGCCGCCTACCGCAATGCCATCGCTCAACTGTGCGCGAACATCTGTAACGACTGATTGGATTCCGGCATCCGACATCGGTACCTTCAATGATCTTGTCAGCACTCCAAAAACGCGCTCCGTCATACGCGCATGCAGCCAATCCACGAAGATGATCACGTCGATAAACTCCCCAACCGCAACACGCCCCTCTGCTGTGATGTCAACCCCGCCCACACGTTCAAACGTGTTCGCATTGCGTCCGGTTCCCGATGCTGGCCCCCGCAGATTTGTGCTCTGCGTGGACGTCAGATTGTCAACAACAACACCTCCAATTGTTTTGAATTTCCATGTCGTTGTGCCGGGATCGTATGGGAATTGATCGCCCATCCATGCGGCATCAGGGAACTGTTGCGGATTGAAAGAAAAAATCGCGTATGTTCGCGCACGATTCAAATTGCGGAGCTGAGCCGCGATGTCGGTACTCGTCGGCAAGAACGCAGCTTTTGGATCGGCGTTACTTGTTCCATCGGGTACCACTGTGCCATACAGTTTTCGCCGCGCCTCGATCCATGCCGCCGCCGCCAAGACACTCGCCTGTAGCATGTCAACGACAAGCAACCCGTACCAATCGGGATTCTCGTCTTGTACGGCTTGCAGCGCATCGCCGATGTTCGCACCAGTTTCTGCCGCTGCCGCCGTAACGGTTTTGATTTCGTTTGCGCCTGTGCCGCGTCCTGTCGCGTAATTGAAACTCAACGCGACATTGCTCGTAACCGGCACAAACGAAAATGCGACACCCGCAACATCGGCGGTGATCCGCACAGTGTTTGTCAATGTCGGATCGGTTGCCGTAACAGGTGGGGTGCCAGCATTCACGGCGGCGATGATCCCGGCTTCAATCTCTGCCTGTATCGGCGTGGCATCGGACGTAAAAGTCTGCTGCTCGCCGTTGATCTTCCAAGTGTAAGTTTCAACCGCTGTCGGACTTGCAATGGTAAACACGATGTCAACCGTGTCGACCTGTTGCCGTCCAACGGCAATTCGATTGACGTTCGGATTCTGCGCAAAAATCGCAGACGCGCAAAGCGCCACCGCATCGGTACTGTCAAAATCTGCAAGCACCCCATCCATGTCTGCGTAGTATCGCAGACGTTCGGTGAACGCAACGTGAGGCGCGAGAATCAGAGCCGTATTGAATCCGGCTTGGCTGACCGCCTTCGTCTCACGAGTGATTGATATATTTACAATTTCTTCGATATTCATGTTTCGATCTCCTTACGGATTCAATTGCCATGAGGGGCTGTCAAAATCATCGGTCAGCGGCACCCAGTCTTTGAACTCGGAACCGTCTGCACGATTAAAACTTCCCAACACGTCCACGGTTTCAATTATACCAATATCTTCTTCGATTGTCGCCAACGTCGCAAAATGGATGTCCATTTGTGCTCGGTCTTCCCACAATGTTTCAAGCTCTGTCGTGGCATCCGACATACCGTCGTTGTCGCGCGATGCCACGTCAACATCTTCAAACGCTTGCATCACAGACTCTTTTGATAACGACATCCGCAATTTGCGGACCATGTCCAAAGCCTGCTGTTTTCCAAGCGCATCGGCTGATACAGCTTTTGGAGCGGCAATGCAATTCACGCTCAACACAAACTCAGAGCGCCCAACCAAACACACGGGATCGATGCTGTTGCTCGGCGGCTGTACTTCGATCTCGCCTTCGTCTCTTTGGGAAATGATGTTCAAAACCACATACGGTTTTGCCGAACGCGGCGTGGCTTGGTTTGCCCACACAGCCGTACATCCGCATTCCGTCGATGCCCACGATACCAGCGCATCCATGATCTGCCCCCACGTCGCGCTCATACGTTCACCGCCGATGCCAGCGCCTTCGTGTGGTCAAGCTGTCCCATTTTGTAGGTTGACACGTTCATGATCTCAAATACGCGGCCATCGTAGGCTAGACGATCCGCTGGCCGCGATGCCGCAATGTTTGCGGTAAAAAGTTCGGTGCCCGTGTACACCTTGATTGTTTCGCGCGTGCGCTCGCCTTCGGGCAACAAAAGCAAATCCTTTGAACTCGCGGGTTGTACGCTTGCCGTCGTGTTGATTGTGGACGCCGCGCCGCCGCCAACATAGAAGCCGCGCGCATCGTAGGTGCCACCGGCGGCAGGGCGCGTGATTACGATTGGCGTTTTGTATTGGCCTTTGGGCGTTGGTATCATTTCGACCCACCGCCTGTTTTGACCAACACATCGCGTATGACAACGCCGTAGTCTGTGGCCCCCATCATCGCGCCTGTATCCACAAGTGGATTGCCGGGGCCACCTAAAAACGATGCCATTTTCTTTTTGCCGCGAATCCCACGCGCCTTCCTGCGCTTTGTGGATTCTGCAAGCCCCGGTGAACTGAAATTGCGGATCGCCAAGACCACATCGCCTCTTGCCGTTTCGCCGAGTTCGGTCAAAGCGCCTAAAGTTGTCGTGTCACCGGCGATGACGCGCTGAAACAAACCTTTGCTCAGCGTGCGATATTTCGACCGATTGCGATCTGCAGATGCGCGCAATGTAGAGCGTTCGGGTAGATTATTTTTTGGCACGCCGAACTCATGCGCGGCAGCGATTTGAACAATGGTGGTGCTTGGATTGTCTTTGTACGGTGTGTCATTGCCAAGCGTTCCAAAATACCCAATTTGAACAAACGCACCCTTGGTGTTTTCGATTTCTCGTAGGGCCCGTTTGTACCCCAAGTCCCTATCGACTGTCTTTTGTGATCGCTTAGCCACGGCGACCAGAGCCGCGTTCTCTTTTGGTCGCAATTGCCACAGATTCTTCTGCCAACGAGTCTGGCAATGAATCTGTTACTGGGGCAGTGGGGGCTGGAGAGCTTGCCGCAATGGCAATCGTAGGCTCGCCTACGATACGAATATCGCCGCGTTCGATAAGCGCACCTACATTTTGAATCGTGTCCGGCAGACGATGGCCAGCGCCGTACAGTTTGCCGTTGATTTTCAAAGCACGAGTGCTGTAGTAAGCCATGGTTCAATCCTTACAGTACAGGTTCCAAGTCAAGATTTCGCGTGAACGCGGGTTGCACGACATCGGTGTCGTTTTGATCTGTGGACATATCCGAGATCGAAATGCCACCCGCATACGCTACAGCGCTCCGATCACCCGCCGCAGAACGTAAAGTGGCCGCGCGTTCGGCATACATTTTTGCGCGCTGTGAATAGCTGGTGCTGATGTCACCCGTGCTTTGATCGGCTTGCCGACTAAACTTGGATGCTATTGCATCGCAAGCGGAAGCTGCGGCATCACGCGCGTTCGGATACACGGTGAGGAGATAATCGATCTCCTCGTCTTGCAAAAGCGGATCGGTGCTATCCGTGTCGCCACAGAGGAACCGAACCTGAAATCGCGGCGTGGTTTGAATCTGCGCAATTGTGTATGTCCACGCCACAGTTATCCCTTACGCAAGTGACCACCGCTGTTGGATTGTTTCGATTTCTTGTAGTCGGCGTTATTTGCTTGCGGAGCCGTCGCCATGGGCGCAACCGGCTCAGGGGCCGGGGCAATGTGCCCCTGCCGAATCCACAACGACGGATTCTTCATCGGCACAGATTCAGGGAGCAATTGCCCAGCGGCAAGAATACTGCCGTCATTCATTTTCAGTGGTTTTACAGCGATGTATCGCATGGTTTTACGTCAACACATCGTTGAAAAACACGCCGAGAAGGGATGAGATGATTTTTTGGTCGAACGCCATTTCGCCTTCGATCCGGTCGCTTGCAAGCTGTTCCATGCGGAATCGCTTGACCCGCGTACCGAAAGCGCCAGCCCCAAGATACCCGTTCCATGAGAACGTGTAGCCCGCGCTCGCTTTCAGAATGCCGGGGTTCGGTTCGGCATACACCATCAAAACCTGATCGCTCTTGATGATGAAATCCGTAGCATCGGTTGCCGCACCTTCGACCGAGGTGTCTTGCACGCCCCATGGCACCAAGACTTCGTCGATACCAAACAACGACGCCAACAAGGCTTCGGTCACGATGCCTTTTTCCGTGTATTTGATTCGGTCAAGCACGTCGGCGTGATTTCGGAGAATGTTGAACACCGTTGGCGTTACCACCATCTTGTTCGGCTTCTTGCCTGTTTTGGACGCCATCGCAATGACTTGAGCGTTGATGTCTTCAACCGGCGTGCTTCCCGTCGCATCCCACTTCGTTGTCGGAACAATGTCAACACCTGTCGAGCTGCCCGTCCAAGTTGAGAGCTTGAAATAATTCAATGCCCACATGATGTCCCGCTTTGCCATCATTTGACCAGCGACCCATTCGGTGCCGTCACGATCCATGTTCAACGGTTCGTCTTGGTTTGCACGCATTTGATCGTCAATGTCCTTATGGACAGCCTGCACGGTCGCAGAATAATTCTGCTCACTGTCAACACGAAAACCACTGCCCGCCGATTCGGTACCCGACGCACGTTCGCGTACTTCATTGCGCAGCCAATCACGGCGGTTGTATGTGAAATAGCGATCGCTTTGCTTTTGAACAGGAATGTTCGGGAACACCTTGTCTGCAATAAAATTGGCAGAGTTTTGAATGAACGCTACCAAAATGTTTGACAAAGGTGCGTTAACATGAACATCGCCCGCTGTTGGTTGAGGCATTTGAATATCTCCTTAATGGATTTTTTTTGATTCAGGTTTGTTGCAATTACGGTTTGATGCCGCGCGCTTGCAAGAACACGCTCACGATCTGATTGGCTGCTCCGGCTGCACTTTGAGCAACACCGATGATGCGGTGTGTCGCAATTGCAGGCGCAACCTTACCGGCGGCATCGACAGACAATTCTGCCCCCGCCGTGATGATGGCGCTGGCTTTCATTTTTGTGATACCCGCTGTCACGATTTCTGCGACCTGTCCCGATGTCGGCGCGTTTTGTACCACACCGACAATCGCGTCCCCGATTGACGGCAACGTAACCTGTCCTTCGACCGTGTGTTGTTTGACCGCGCAATACTGACTTGCGGACAAATCAACTGCGGCAATTTGCGAGATTTTCAATCCATGAAGTTCGATAGCCATTTTCTGTTCTCCGTTTTTTGTTTGCTTTGATCAATTGCCTGCAATCAATTGCCTGCAAGATAGTCCGAATACAATTTTTTGTTTTCTCGGAAGATCGAATCGACTGCCTGTTCGTGAGTCAACGGCTTAGCGGACTTTGCAATCCGATCCTCAGCCATCTTGTTCACACGTTCCATGACTGAGCCCACCCCAGCAGCGCCGCGATCCGATCCCTTTTGTTTGAACACCTCGGACTTGCCAAGAATCGCGTTGACGCTTGTCAACAGGTCTTCGATTGTCTTGCCCAGTGCCTTGTCGATTCCATTCACGGATTTGAACAATGCCGCAATGACCTTTTTGTCATTGGGGATGAAAGCCAGTGATTCGGCTTTGGCAATCGACTCGCGCTCAAGTTCGGCTTCAGCACCATCCTTGAGTTGCTTTTCCATCTTTGCAATTTTTTCGTTCTGCTCTTTGCTCTGCTTTTCGACAGCGAGCCGGACTTCATCCGGCAACTTGGCCAGAGCAGATTTCGTAACATCGGCATCTTTTTCTGGATTGACGGGTTGCGTAAGCCCCGACAATGCGGCGACGTGCGCCAAAACATCTTCGGGGAGCTTGTCTTTGACGGCATCGAACAATTTCAGAGCGCCCATGATCGCCGCCTGAACATCTTCCGGCATGTTCGCCGCCTTGAGTACGGCGGCGACTTTCGCTTCGTCAATCTTGCCAGCCGCAAGCAATTTTTGAATCTGTTCCAACATAACCTGTTCTCCTTGTTTCTTGATCAGAACTTTTCGGTTTGCGCCGCGACGTACCAAACTCACTTCTTTGGTTTCGGTATCTGAAAGTCGGTACATCGCGCGTCACTCACTAAAATCCTATCAAGCAAAATGATGTCTGTCAAGTGGACATCCGAAAGATTTTTGTCACAACCGGCATTTCGTGCGCTTCCATCTCTCGACGTTTACTGTAACCGCCAATGCTGTAAGCCCCAAGTTCACCCGACTGTACCTGCTTCCAAATCTCATCATCATTGATCTTTGTGCCGAGCACCCACGAGCCCGAAGGTATCTCGCCGTCGCCGAACGGCATCATCAGAATTGCGTGCGGTTTGTCTGCCATGGCTGCGGCATAGTCCTCGCGTGACGGATACGGCACGATAAAACTTTGAACCGGAACGCATTCCGTTTCTTCCTCGTGGAGCAAACCGATTTTACGATACTGTTCCATGTAACGATGCGCAGTTTTTTCGACATCGCTCGGAGTCATGTTGTCGTCTTGAGAATCCACAATGTACGGATCGAGGACAACGCCATAAACGATTCGATTTTGCTCATCGACTTTTTCGATGTTGACGATCTGCTCCTTGTGGACAGCACCATCCTTGGATACTTT